ACATCAATATAAAACACTCTACGTTCAGGTGCTCTTTGCACTCTGTAAATTATAATTGAATCTTCTAATAATTCTTTTTGTTTGAATGTTTTAAAGATTGGTTCTAAAATTGACAACCCAAAAGGCCAAAATCTATCCATACCTTCTGTCATACTTAAATGAATTACATGTGTGGCATCAATTGGGTAAACTGTGGCGTCTCTCTGAAATCTTGATCCGTAGCCGCCTGGTAAATTTGCTGTTGTGGCACCTCTTGGTTGATATGCTTTGTTTGATCCCATACCACCTACAGGGAATGGAGTTGCATTTGCATAACCCATTTGTGTGTTGAATTTTGAATAAGAGTCAGAAGTTAAATTTAAATTTTTAATATTTAAATCTAAGTTTCTAATAAAGTATGCTTCTGGCTTTTTGCCTTTGCCTTCGTTGACAACAATCTTGTCTACAAATCCTGGATCAACCCAAAACCATTTGTAAGTTTTAGGATCACGCACAAACATTTGATCACCATACTTAATAGTGTTTCTAAACATTTTAAAAGCACGTTTGTTCCACTCATTAATTTTGTTCCATTGCTGTAATGCATTTTGCAATAATGCTGTTTCAGTTGTGGTTGGTTCTTGTTTGTAAAATACTGTGAAAGGTGATTGTGTTTTTTCGTCAACTTGAGTACAAAATTCTGCAATAGTGTCTAATGCAGAATTAATCTCTGTGTCAAGATCCATCATGTCATACTGATAGTATCTTTCAATTCTGTTTGGTTGTCCTGCATAAACCTCAGGTAACCATGTGTTGTATCTTGCGTGACCTGTGTTTGATGTTGCACTGGCTGGCACTGACCCCATTGGGCTTTTAGAACCTTCGGCTGTGTCGTATTCTCTAAAGTACTTTTTCCAACTCATAACGTTATTTATTTAAATTCCTTTTTAATATACTAACAAAATGAATACTATATGTCAACCTTGTTTTGTTGGTAAAATTGCATATGGATTAAGATGTTGTGCTTTGCAACGTATTTGTCTGTTTATCAATAGAAGTCACTTGATTTTTTGAATTAGTGTTGATTTTGTTTAGTATGTTAATCTGTTCTTGGAGTATTTCAATTTGTTTTCTTCTATACTCTCCTTCAGTCATTTCACCTTGTTCAAGATATTTGGTTGGATCACCAAACATTGGTAAAATTTTAATTTTTTGCCTGCTAGTGCCACTTATACCGTCTGACTGTTGTGTTCCACCTTGTGTTCCACCTTGCTGATTGGGATTTACAATGCCAGTTGGCGAACCCATTTCACCTGATTGTGGAAACAGAGGTTTGGCAAAATATTTGCCTATTTCATCCTGGATATAGTTCTGTATAAAATCTGATCCTCTATTGTTGTAAGCATACTCGGCCCACGGATCAGTTGATTCTGCATCTTCTCTACCTCTACGTAACATTGCGTATGCTTTTTTAAGTGTGTCAGGATCATTAGGATTGGTTTTGAGCATACTTTGTATCTTATCATACATTGCTAATTTTTCTGCATTGTCACCTGTTGGTAATGCTAGTGCAACACCTCTGGCAATACCTGCTGATATTCCGTTAGTTAATGCACTTGAAATAAAACTTGTGAATCCTTCAACAGTGTTTGTAAAAAAGTCTTTGACTTTTTTTATAAAGTTTTCTGAATTGTTTAGTGCTTGAGTTATCTTGTTGCCAATTGTGTCAATGAAGCCACCTTGCTCGCCAAGTTTTTGCACTAACTTTATAACCCCATCCATAATATTGCCAAACATATCAACTACACCTGATGTCAAAAATGACGCCGCTAGTTTTTGAAATCTAGTACTCAACTCTGCCATAGCCGCTTGTAATCTTGCTTGTATGTTTGCTAACTCTCCTGGAGACAAGTTAGCCGCTTGTCTTCTCAGCCTCACAAAGTTATTGGTTTCATCTGTTAATAATTTTTGTTGATTGATCAATGCCAACACCGTCGATGCTGTCTGATCTCCCATAATAGACAATGCTTGTAATCTTTGTCTTTCACCATCACTAACGTCTAACACAGTTTGCCTAAATGTTTCTAGCCCGTCAATAACACTGCCACCACCTGTTATTGTGTTTTGTAAATTATACAATGAGTCTGCCAACTGTGGTGATGTCACAACCAAATCTCTAAATGATTGCGAGAATGCCAAATTACCAAAACCTATACCTTCACTTAAAATTCTTGTGAGCTCGCCACCTGCTTGTTCTCCAAATGCGGCCAATCCTGCAAAGGCTTCTTGAGCCGATGACAGTGTTGACTGTCGAATTGATTCTGGTAACATTTGTAATCTGTTTAAGAACACTTGATTTGTTGATGCCTGTACCACTAACGTTCTAATCAAATCTGCAGATGTGTTTGTCAAATCAGAAAATGCCACTGTGCTTCTTAATAATTCTGCTGAATGATTTGCCAGTGCTACACCATTTGCTCCCACTGACAATCCTGCTTTTGCAAAAATGTCTGATTGTTCAGCAACTGCATTAGCAATCTCTTGATAACTCTGTGCCAAGAAGCCTTGTGATTCTAAAAGATTCTGTGTGTTTGTGATTGCTGACAAAATTGTTTCACTTCCATAAGCATCCATGGCATTTGAATATTGTGTCAAAATTTCAGTTGCTTGTTCTAAACTCAATCTTGCATTTGCGGCTGACACTGTCAACGAAGTAATACCTTGAGCCAATCCTTCTTGAGAATCAAAACTAAAAAATCCAGTTCTAAATAGTGTGCCTTCAAGTTGTCCTAATCTCATTAAGAATTTGAAAAAAGTGGTTATGGCTGTGGCAAAACCGGCAAGTGCCGCGGCACCTACTGATAAGAATTTACTAAAGATTCCAAGTTTACCAACAACACCTCCTAACAACCCACCTGCATTTTTGTCGCCAATTTTTTCTGCCAACTGTTCAAGTTTTGCTGAATTTGATTTTGTTGCGTTATTAATGGCTTCACGAACTTTTGCAGTTTCGCTAGATTCTTTTTTTTGTGCTTGGATTCCTTTTTGACCTTCTTTGGTTTGTTTTGCTAACTGTTCTTTTTGTCCAGTTAAGATTTTTTCCATTCTGGAAAGCACTGTGGCTGTACGCTTGTCAGACTTTTCAATAGAAGTTAAGTCTAGTCCTTGCTTTTTGGCCAACTGAATAAGAATCTGAATGGATTTGTCCATTGCAAATTCTGGTATTCTTATCGTCTGTCCATCTAATTCAAGATCTATCATGATAAATAATTAAGTATAGTTTTAATTTCTCCAATAAGTATTCTACATGAATATTTATAAACTAAATAAAGTACGTAGTTAATAAGGAACAAAAATGTCAGAACAACAAAACGAAAATATCAATCCGTTAAAACAGTTTTATAGAGCTCCAAAACTTTATATAAAATTGCCATCTGGAGCCAAGTTTAACACAGTTGATGACCAAGCACCAACTGATGAAATTGCGGTTTTTCCAATGACAACCAAAGATGAGTTGTACATGAGAAATCCAGATGCACTACTCAATGGTGATTCTGTTATAAAAATTGTACAGAGTTGTGCACCAAGCATCAAGGAGACTAGAAAACTGCCAGTGTGTGATGTTGATATTTTGTTGATTGCTATTCGAATGGCCACGTATGGTGAAATTATGGAAACTAGATTGACTTCTCCACACAGCGGTCAAGAAGAAACATATGAAATTAACTTAAACAGTATTTTAGAAAATGTCGAAGTTATGGAATCTGAAAATTATGTTGTGTTAAAAAATGGTATAACTGTGTATGTTAGACCATTGTCATATGAATTACAAACCAAATTAAATTTGGTTGCATATGATCAAGCCAAAGCACTACAAACATTAAATCAAGTGCAAAACAATCCTGAAGTTAATCAATTTAAAAATATGTTTGTAAAACTAGCAGAAACAAACATGAACTTGTTAACTGAAAGTGTTGTAAAAATTGTAACACCAAATGGTGACATTGTTGAAAACAGAGCTCACATCAAAGAGTTTATTGATAATCTTGATGCACAAAACAGCAAATTAATTGACAAAGAAATTGACAGACTTAATAAATTTTCAACTGTGACCAAGCAAACACTGATTTGCAAACAAACTGAAAAAGAATTCACTGCTGATGTGAAATTGGATCCAGCAGATTTTTTCGTAATTACTTAATAACACACTCGCCTTCTGACGTTGGAGAATACTTTAGAAGATTAGCAGAAGAAAGTCACGACATAAGAAAACAGATTGCTGAAATTTGTTGGTACATGAGAGGTTCTGTGTCTTGGAATCAAGCCTGGGCATTAAGTTACGAAGATAAAAAAATCATTCAAGAATTTTTAAAAGACAACATGGAAAGATACAAAGGATCAATGAGCCCTGTGGTTTAAATCAATTCTTTGCTGTAAACTTTTTCAATATTTTTAGTAAAAATAACTTCAACTTTGATATTTTGTATATCTGGTTTGAATTTGTTTTTTATTGCTTTCCAAAGTTTTGTGGTTGTGATTCCAGAATTGTGTTTTTCCCAACCTAACAATTGTACAATGGCTTTTCTTGTTTTTTCAGCACCTCCATGTTTTTTACATGTGTCAGATCTACCAACATGTACTACTTGGTCTCCAATTAATATCTTGTAAACACAACTGCCACCAATCCAATCCACAACATGATCTTTTTTTGCTATGTTTTTAATTTTTTTATTTTCTACAATGTATAAATCTTCTACACTAAACATTTTATCTTATTGACAGGTTAAACAAAAATGCTTCTTTTTTGGAATTGAAAGATATAAAAGCATGATCGTCATCAAAATGCCAACCCCAGTTGCTCTTGCATTTTTCCATGCACCAATCAATGTAGTCATCTTTCATTTGCTGTACATTGATTACATATTTGAAGGTTTTGTTATATCCGCAAGATTTGGGTATTAAACCGTTGTTTTCTAGTCTGCAATCTCTGTAATTCCAATGACTTCCAAAATCCCATTCTACCATATATTTGCCTTTTTGTGTATTTAATCAAAAAAGAGGTTGACTTTTGTTGCTACTTGTTACATTATACAAATTATATAGGCAAATATCAAGGCAAATTTTCAGGCATAACATAGCAACTCAATTGATCAATAAGATCCTAGAAATGCGTCATAAAGATGGTGAATCTAGTGTTGCAAGGCAAGTGTTAACTAAGGCACAAATGATAATGGCTCTGCTAGAGAAAGAAATGCAACCATTGTCTTGTACATAAACTGCTAACTCTGGGTATGTACAAGTCCCGTTGGATGAAGTAGGAATGATAGGGGTACCGGCCAACCGCCTCTTTAGGTTCCGTGAGTTAGATGACTGATCTCTGGTAATGAGTAACAAAACAACTTATTAACAAAGAAAAGTACTTCGCCCGGCAACGGGTGAAGTATGGCCAAATCTTGGTAATAAGTGCATACTCATATAGAATCTAATACAAATCAAAATTAGCAGTATCACAAAGATGATCACAGTTCCGCAAAGGACATGATAACACCATCGCGGAGGTGATTTAATTTATTTTCAGTAGAGCTCTGATTGTTATTGACGCCACTCTGCTTTTTGATTGTTATGATCAATAAACTGTTTGTACATGCCAGGCCATCCTACAAAAGGAATAACACGTTTGCCTCGGCGTCTTATATTAAAAGGAAAATTGATTTTTTTTCCTTGTTGATAGTAACTGTTTCCTAACACTTGTTTTATATCATTTTCAATATTACCAAACACTGCAATAGTTTTTCCAATAGCTTGTATAGGCACAGATTCGTCAATTATAGGTATTTGTCCATACAAGATTGGAGGGAAACCATATGTGTATTTGATATAGATTTGCTTGTTTGAAAAATTACCCAGTGATTTTGATACTTCATTAAAACAAGGTGCATCAATGTGATTTCTAGTATCACCTGACTCCCATACCACATCCCATTGGCTGTTTGCTATTTTGTTTGAATCTGCTTTTTCTTGAATCCACTTGTATTTTCCTTGGTATTGTGTTCTTTGCATGATCAGATTGTGTCTATCTATCACGTGATTTCTTTCTTCAAACGCAATTGGATCCACATTTACAATACTGCAATCTGGTAAATCCTTGCAACTGAATATAGCATCAAAGTTATGATACCCACCTATACATAACACATTCTTAGGCTTCATGTGGTTAAACAACTGCCACACAAACTCATATTCCATTTCTCTCATATCTAGATAAATCTTGTGTTCTGAAATAACTTCTAAATACTGTTTGATGCCGTTCTCTGCTGGATAAAAACTGTTCATACACATATTTATAATTTATTATAGTTGCTTTTAACAATTAAATAATGTATAATAGTCATTATGAGTGGTAGAAAAAGCAAAAACAAAGGCAAATCGTACGAGCGAGATATAGCTAATTTTCTCTCAGATTTGTATAACGAATCATTTACTCGAGTACCATACTCGGGTGCTTTTGTAGGTGGTCAAAACATTGTGCGAACACAAACATTAAGCGAAAACCAAACCAGAGGATTCAAAGGTGACATAATTCCACCCGACTCATTTCCACTGCTGGTAATTGAAGCAAAAAACTACGGTGAATTTAAATGGAATCAATTGGCACTAGGAGAAGAAGTCAAACAACTTGATGAATGGATTCGGCAATCACAAGAAAGTTGCGAATCACAAGACAAATGGTTATTGTGTGTAAAAATTTCTAGGCAAGGTGAATTTGTTTTATGGGATCCAACTCAATGGCAAGATTTAACATTTTCTAAAACTTACAAGACCTATAAATATATCACAGCAAAAGAATTTTGGACAAACAACAAAGATGCAATCAAAAATCAAAGTCAGTGACATTGAAAAAAATTTCAGTTTAATCATTATTAAAAATCACAGTCTATTAAAAAGTGTCAAAGACTATTTTTATGAATCTCTTCGATATGACATGATTACATCAGTTGTTTACATTGAACGACATGAAATCACAGAATGTATTAAAAATCAAATTAAAACAAAATGGGTAACAGTCATTGAAGAAGGTATGTTTTTCAAAGGACACATAGACAACGATTTTTTAAGAAGATACATATCTGATTTAGATCAAAGTTCTCTAATAGGTCATGTGTTAGACAGAAAAGAAAAATATTATGAATTACATCCACAACACTTTATACTAAATGTTAATGACTGGAAAAAAGCAGGTGAGCCTGATTTTTTATGCAAACAAGATTCTGATCTTGCTGGTGTGCAAAGATCATTAGACAACTTTCATGATGATTACACACCAATCAGTGTGTCATATGACAAAAATAATTCAGTCAAATGTGATAAATTAAAATTTGGAGGTAAAGTTATCAGTGAACTGCTGAAAAACAATTTTGTTGTCAGACCTTTTAACAAGCAAGAAAGGAAACGTAAAAAATTTGTTTATTATGACATTTCTGAGCAAGTACCAGATTTGTTAAGTTGGAATTACCTTCCAACTCTGTCATATTACTATCCTATGGCCACGCATTATAGTGAAAAACAATTTACAAAAACACACACAACTTATATTTCAGTTGCAAATGGCATTGAAAGTTTGCGTAGAATAAAAGATGTTTATAAATCAGTCAATCATATAAAATACTATGATGTATCAATCACTGCACTGATTTTTACTGAGTTGTTGCTGACCAAATTTGAAAACAATTTTAAAGAATTTGTTGAAAAATTTGAGCAAGAATTAGGAGCTAGACCATGGACCACTTTGGACGTAGAACAGCAAGAATACAAACAATTGGATCTTTATAAGTCAACGGTGAAAGAAGTCATGCCTATGATTGAACATATCAGAACAAACGATATCAAAGTAGATTATTACTATGGTGATATAACAAGACTAGGTGTGATACAAGATATCACAACAGACTCATTGATTAGTTTGACAAATGTGTTTAATTACGAGCGAAACCATATCAGAAAAAGTGAATTTATGCATTGGTGTAATGCATTAGAAAATCATACAAAAAACAAATTTAATATTGAAGTTTTAAGATAGTTTATTTTAATCTTAAAAGATAAATTGTGTGATTGATCAATTCAATAACTTCATCAATTTGATTTTGAATATCACCGTAACTGATTTTTTCTTTAAATTGTTCGTAAGCATCTCTTAGATTTTCAGCACTTTCAATTACAGTATCAACATCTGAATAATCAACTAGTTCAACACTTCCTTGATCAACTTTAATGTTTCCGTTACGTCCTTGCCATGATTCAACTAGACCATCAATTTTTGTTGATAGTCCATTGTAAAATTCACCTAGTGCTTCATGCTGTGCATAACTAGATGTTTGCCAGTGGTAATATCTTAATTGATTACCGTATTCTATTGTGTATCTTACCAATTGTTCAAAATTCATTGTTGTTGCTCCTTTTATTCTAATGGTATTTATTCCAACTGCGTTCTAATATTGTTTTAAAACGACTCCAGTCTTTTGACCCATGTGCAATAATATGCAGTCTTGGTTCATTGCTTTTATTCCATACACTATGTACTTGGCCTACATCAACTAAAAATGCACTACCGTTAGTAAATGGTACAGTTCCCCAATTTTTATATCTAAATTCGCATCCTTCTGGATTAAATATTGAAACATTAATTGGAGCAAAATGTCTTTCTTGCAAGTCTTGATGAGGTAATATATAACCCCCTGGCTCTATCCACATAAATCTTAAACGTTGATAATTTTTATATGGAAATACTTCTTTAAAAAATTTAGTAGTAAATGGACACTGTTCAGAAACACTAGTCCATTTATATTCTGGTTCAGGCCCATCTTTAAATTCATCATAATATTTCCAATCGTTTGTGTAATGTGAATCAATTCCATGAATACACAAACTTTTCCAAGTTCCATCGCCTTCATTTTCTCTATGTACTACAAATTGGTCTTGAATTGCTAATGCCTCTTTATAAATTTCTACGTAAGGAATGTCCAAATCAATTTTTAAATAAGGTATATTAGTGTGCTTACATAACCAATCGTATATATTTGACTCACCTTGCCAGTCATCTTTAAAATGTTGTTCTAATTTTTGTTGTGATTCCATTAAATTGTGTTCCTGTTTAATAAACTCCTAATATTTATTAATGGCTTGACACAATTTCAAGATCGTTTGAAATAGATGTAAATCCGTTTTCTTTTACAACATGCATGATTGAATTAACCCTGCCAGTTAGTTCATCTTTGTGTGAAATTAAAAACACATTCTTGCCACGTTCTCTAGTCATTTTTTTCAATATTGACATGCTTGATTCAACACCTTGTGTGTCCATACCACTGTCAATTAATTCATCGATAAACAATAGATTGATTGGTTTGCTTGTGGATTCATATATGTCTCTAAATGCCCAACTCAAACCAAGTATCAGTCTGTTTCTTTCACCTCTACTTAAATTATCAAAGTCTAGTTCTCTACCTAGTTCTGTGATTTCCACAGATAAATCTGATTTGAAAATAACTTCGTGTGGTAGATATAACAGTTCTAAATAATGATTTAATCTTGCATTTAGGTATGCTAGGTTTTGATCAATAATTTTTTTACGTATAAATGAATCTTTTGATGTTAACAGTCTATACAAAAACTCTTGGTGTTCTTTTAGTTTAGTAAGATTGTTTAATAAGTTGTAATCTATAAGTTCAATGTTTTGATTTTGCAAAGTATCAATCTGTTCAATATGTGGATTTTCTTGACTGCTGACAAAATCAAGTTCGTTACGCAATTTTTCTAAATTTTGTTTGTGATGATAGGCTTGATCTACATCTGAATAAAAACAAGTGGGTGCTTCTCCAATATCTCCAATTTGTTCAATAACATTTTTTTGTTCAACTATTTGATTTTCATTTAATTGAATTTGCACATTGGCTTCTTCAAGTGATGCTTTTTTACTTGTCAAAATTTCATCTTGTTTGTTATCATGTAACTCTTGTCCACAAGCATAGCATTTGTGTTCTTCTAATGACACAATTTCATTTTGTAACTTAGACACAGTCTTTTGCTGTTTGGCTGTGTCGTTGCTAACACTTTGAATCCATTTGTTGGCTTCATTAATCTTGTAGTTGCCTTCTTGCCACAAATCACGTTTTTTGTGTTTTTCAATTTCTAAATTAATATCAATATTTTCAAGTTCTTTGATTGCAGTTTTAACACTATTAATTTTTTTAGAATGTTCATCCTGCCATGCTGAACTTTTGATTTTAAAACGTCTGATAGTTTCTTCAATTTTTTCATTACTTGATTTAACTGCTTGTATACGTAATTCTTCTTCTTTGATATCATTTTTTGATTTTGTAATTTGATCTTTAAGCAACTGTGCTTTGGTTGATAACCTAGTTATACCTAGCAATTCTTCAATAACATCACGTTGTTCTGTTGCTTTCATACTTAAGAAAGGTTGATTGTAAGTGTTTAATGCAACTATTTGCTTGAACAATGCTAACGACATACCAAACACTTTGTGAATTTCTTCTTGTGTTAATCTGTTTTCACCTTGTGCTTCGTCTGTGTCTTTTTCATTAACAATTTCATCATTGCAAAAAAATCTAAAGTAAGTTGGTTTTCTACCACGTTCAATTTTATAACTTTTACCATCGACTTCAAATTCACAAGAAACACTCATGTTTTTTTGATTGGTTTTGTTAATTAAATTGTCTCGTTTGATATTTGTTAGTGCATCTCCAAACAAACAAAAACTCAAAGCATTTAGTAATGTGGTTTTACCTGTACCATTTCTTGATCCTTCTCCGCCAAGATCTAAGTTGTTACCAAGTATCAGTGTCAAGCCTGCGTGATTTAAGTTAATTGCCTGTGTGGCATTACCAATACTTTGGAAGTTTTTGATTGTAAGGTTCTTTAAAACTATCATAGTCTATTGTAGATTTCCATTAATATGTGATTGTCAAAACTGTCAGATTCAATTTTGCTCAATTGATCTAACACAATTTCATCAACACTTTGAAATTTAATTTCTCCTTGAAATTCTATTTCTTCTTCTGCTTGTTTGTGTGGTAACAAACTGATTTCTCGTAAACTGTACTGTTGTTGAAAACTTTCTTTGATAAAATTGGCTTCTTCATATGTTACATCAACATCAATTTTAACTCGTACATGACATTCAGTATCTAAATATGTTTCTGGGTCTTTAAGCAAATCACTTAAATTCATAACTCTGTATTTTGGACCATCTGCCCATATTTTGTACTGTGGTTCTTTGTCCCATTCCAAAAACATACAACCTCTGTCATTGTCCCATGCATCTGCATAGTTGTGAGCAAACGGATTTCCAATATAACTGATATTGCCTTTGTGCTGTCTTTTGTGAAAGTGTCCCGAAAACACTCTTTCAATGTGACTGAAATGATCTGCTTGTATTTCTCCGTGATCTGGCATTTCAACCATGGCATTCATTTTAAAATTTGGTAACTCAAAATGTCCAAACATGTATTTGCATTTGATATTTTTAATCTGTTTCCATTCGTTTCCAACCAACCATGGAATAATAGCAACATCATCTTTGACTAGTATTTCGTTAACTATTTCAATGTTTGGGATTTCATTAGCAAATATCACAGAAGAAATTTCTCTTTTATCTCTGTAAAACAAATCATGATTTCCAGTGATAAAATAAGTTTTTTCAAATGCTTTGCTTAATTTTTTTAAATTAGAAATAGAATAATTCAGTGTACTGATATTAATTGAACTTCTGTGATGATGCCAGTCGCCTAAAAATATACAAGTTTCTGCACCAAATTCTTTGGCTTCTTTGATAAACCATTCAACAAAATTTTCACAATCGTTGTTGTGTTGTCTTGAATTATTTTTTAAACCAAAGTGTATATCAGTAAAGCAGGCCGCTTTTTTAAACATAATTTTTTTCCAGTCAATTAACTAGTAAAAATATACATTAAAAGTTGTAAAAAGTCAACTTTATTTCTTGCCCTCTTTAGTGGACATTTCATTTTCCATTTGTCTTGTGTAAGAAGGACTCATGCCGTGACTTTCTAGTATATCATCTCTTAAACTTTGATGTTTTTTCTCTACATTTAAAATTCTAGTAAAACTGTTGGTAATTGCCGCAGTATAATAAGCAAATGGATTTTGTGATTTGCTTTCGTCAAACTGTAAACCAATCTGTGACAGTTGAACCAACGCTTGTGCTCTCATTTCGTCATTGTAGGTATAACCTCTCCAATTGGATCGAGAACCATATCTATCACATAATTTAAGAAACATCAACCCAAGTTTATTGGTCATTCTGCCATGATCTTTACTAAATTGATTGTGTCCAATGTGATGACTTTTACCAACTTCTTCCCAATCATTATTGTCATTTAACTTATAATGTTTAAAAGGAATAAAATTTAGTTTGACTTTTGTATCTGCTATAGTTTTTGGATTGGTTTTTCTATCCGGATCATCTGGAATGTGATCCCATGTAACAACTCTAATAATCACATCAGTATCATCCACGTGCCTTAATTTAATTTCATGCTCAGCAATTTCTTTTTTCTTTAATCCAAGTTCTTCAGCCTTCAATTGTGTGAGTCTAGCGGCACGATTTCTACGTGCTTCAAGCACTTTTGTTTTGGTAATTTTTTCAATAGGCGTGGTAATTATCAGATCATAATCTGCATACTCTGGCTTTGTGTAGCAACAGAAACTGTTCTTGCTTTTGTGTATTTCTTTTAAGATGTCTTTGTTGTTTAAATAATTTATTCTTTTTGCCATAATACAAATATACTCTCTAGATGTTAAAATGTCAACCATTTAACACAAATAAATGATTAAATACTGCTTTTATTTTATTACTAAATATTTATATGACTATCAATCACGACTTTAGAGCAAAATTACAAGCAAAGCCATTAGCAAAGCAAGAAGTGTATGGCGGTGGAAGTAAAGATTATAGAAAAAATCTGTTGGCACCTATTGCATATACAAACGGTCTGGTGTTTCCCTACACACCAGCAATACAAGTATCTCATGCACAGGTAGACTATTCTCAATATAATCTATTGCAAACAAATTTTGATTATTATGCATTTGTTAGAAGAGCATCTCCTACATTTTCTGTAACAGCACCGTTTACAGCAAATAACCTAGAAGAAGCAAGGTATTTACTAGCTGTTTTTCATTTTTTGAGATCTGTAACAATGACATATTTTGGTAGTAAAAACTTGGCCAGAAGAGGAACTCCTCCCCCGGTGCTGTTGTTTAGTGCATATGGTCCGTATATGTTTGAGAGAGTTCCTGTTCTGATTAGAACAGTGTCGTTTGGTTTAGAGCAAGACGTAGATTATATACCGTGTGGATATGGTCCAGAAAACTTGCCAATGAACAACGATGAAAAAAGATTACAGGAACTAGCAGTTATTGATACCAGTATTGATAACGATTATGGTGTAGCAGAACTTGAAGAAAGAAAAAAATTAAAAGAAAAAGTAAAAGGCAATATTAAAAGTGTTGAACAAGGTGTTTCAAAAAGTTTTGTGCCTTCACTGTTAAACGTGTTTATAGAACTTGTTTATGCACCAACACCGTCAACTGTCAGAGATGGTTTCAACTTAGACACTTTCAGAGATGGTAGTTGGTTAAAAGGTGGTAACAAAGATGGCAGTAAAGGATTTATTTAATGGCTAGAGCAAGTAACGAAAACTCACAATATTCATCAACTAAAATTATCAATGACTATTTGGATATTTTGTCTTTACCAAATATACCTCAAAGATCTGATGATGAATATTACACTATAGAAAGTAAATTTGATAAAAGACCAGATTTACTTGCACATTCATTGTATGGATCAACTAGATTATGGTGGGTGTTTATTGCAAGAAACATGGATCTGTTTGAAGATCCAATTAACGATTTTACTACCGGAACTGTAATACGTTTACCAAATCCAAGTGCTATTGCCGGATCGAGGTAATCAGCATGTCATCACACGAATCCAAATTTAAAAAATTTAATCCTAGAGCTGTAAAAAACAATAACAGTATCACAGTTGACCCAAATAAAAACGTTCATGTTCAAATGACGCCATGGCAAAAATCAAAATTAGCCAACGAACGAGCTGAATTAATAAAAGACCTAGATGCAGGAATTAATAAGACTGTTAGCACCACTAGTTCTAGTTCAACAGTGCCAATTGGTACTGTTAACAGTGCAAGATTAAGTTTTGCTGATGACAGACTTAACTCACCAAACATTAATCCTGCTGATTCATTGAATGCGTTAGATGTGATATCAGAAGAAAACTATTTTCATAATAGAAATCAAACTCAAGAAAGACTTGAATTAGCGGAACAGGTACAGAATAATAAATTTAAAAACCTTGATGCTAGTGCTACAACATCAGTTAAAGACAGCACTACAAAAACTGAAAATAAATTAAAAGAATCAAAAGTTGAAAAAAACAATGTGCAAGACAATCAACAACTAATTGATGAACTCAATGAAGGTATTGAAGCAGGTAGTAACAAAACTAATTCAAACTCAACTATTAAAAAATCAAGTAAACCAGCAGAAACAGGTGAAAAAAGATTACAGGCCAGTTTAGACATTTTTAATGACACTAATTTCATGCAAAATGTTTTGCACAATTATGAATCAGTAACTTACGATATAACATGGGCAATGGCTGGTAAAAAATTTATGAATGAATTTTTTGAAAGAGAAAATGCATTAAGATCAGGATACTCGACTAGCAATGAATTTTTTGATTATTCAACTGACAAAGATCCAAACATGTATCTTAAAGAAACTAGCGAACCAATATCAATACTGTCACGTACTGGAGAAACTATTACTACCATCACAAATTTGGAAATGGAAAACACATTTGGGTTAACAAGAGCAGACAGAGTCAACACCGCGGCTGTTATGAGATTTAGCGTGACACAACCACAGTCAGCTAACTTGATTAAACAGATATGGTTAGCATCACAAGAACTAGGTATTGAACGTTACCAACAACATCCTTTTTTAATTCAAGTTTATTTAAAAGGCAGAAAAAAAGATGGTACACTAGTTGGCGACTACAAACCGGTGAAAACTGAAGATGAAAGAAACTTAGGTATACACAATGCCTCCGGAATTGAAATACCAGGCACAAGAAGATTGTATGCTATTATGATAAGAAACATAACATACAGAGTCGAAGCCGGCGGTGCAGTTTATCAAATTGAAGCCATACGTTATGGTGATATTGGCAAAGCAGATGATCATCAATTGATTGCAGATATGAAAATATCTAACATTAAAAAATTCAAAGATTTCACAGATGGGTTTGCATCTGAATTAGCACAACAAGAACAGCACAATTTAGGAGTTACAAAGTATCTGTTAGACAAATATAGTTTTTCTATAAAAGGCTCAGATGAAGATATTACTGGAATAACAGAATCTCGTATAGTAACAGATGCTGAAAAAAACAAACATATTATATTTGGTAAAGATTTAGATAACCCAACTGTAACAACAGAAATTGATTATGATTCAAGTATTACTGAAGTACTTGAAAGACATTTGGCTAGAACAACTTTTATGGTAGACAAAATCAAAGGCATTCAAGAACAGTTGGCTGACATTGACAAAGATGCTGTGGAAAAATGGGACGAAATTGCTATAACCAAAAAAGCATTTACAATCACAGCACATGCAATACCAATGGGTTTTGACAGTTTACGGCAAGACTATCAAAGACATTTTCATTATGTTATTACAGTCAGTGATTGGGCCACAGTGCAGTCAGGAATCATACAAGAATATCAAGCACCCGAAACAAGACACAAACAAAGAGTCAGTACCATGATGGAAAATGCATTGATTAATAAAAAATACAATTATTTGTTTACAGGCGATAACATTGATGTTTTAGAATTTAATTTAGACTTCAATTATCAATATGTTTATCCTTATGATCAACTGCACGGTGTCTTTAAAAGATTACCTGAAGCAACTATGATAAAATTTCAAGAAAATGCAACCGAAGAAGCAAATAAAAAAGAAAAAAGCAATGAAATGAAATTGACTTTTAGCAAAGCGGCAGAAGACGGTGTAATATCAGGTGCTGAGCACAAACAAATATTACAAGCAAGAAAATTCTTTTTGGAAAACTACACAGAGCAATTACAAAATGGTGCAGTTGAACCCGATGCTGGCACACTAACAGCCTATCAAAATTTGATTAATGAATACAACAAAGACATTCAACAGTATAACATCAAACAAGGAGATGCTGGTATAAAACTAAAAGAAGTTGAAAGATTTAATGATCTTGGAAAGACAGCAGATAATGAAGGACTTGAAATTAGAATTGGTGGAAAGTGGCGCTTGGCTGAGAAATTGGAAAATGATAATGTTAACTTGTCCGAAGATTCATTGACAAAATTAAATGTTCAATTTTATGGCAGAGCAGTTAATACACACGACGGTATGACAGATGCTGGTTCATCTGAAAATGCAGAAGCACAACGAGTTTTAGAAAATTCTTTTGCAGGTGGTCCTGGAATAGATTTAATGTCAGTGACCATGGATATCATAGGTGATCCATATTGGTTACCAAGACCTGAAATTGATACTTTAGATAAAATACTACAAAATTTAGGTGTATCTGCTGATCCAAAATATGAAAATATGATACTGTTTCAATCAATGTATCCAGAAGAAGTTGATCCTGGTTCTGGAATGATTCCACCAGTAAGCGAAAGGCGGGATGAAATCTTGACAGGCATATATAGAATCTATAAAATAGAACATAGATTTGAAGGTGGACAATTTACACAAAGACTGCACCTACAAAGAGATGTATTAACTGATTTAAGTTTTGTTGTAAATCAACGAGGATAAAATAGGAGACCAATAATAAATGTCAAAAAAAACACAATCTTCATCAAGCAATTACAAATCTCGTAGAGATGGCAATAGTAAATCAATTGATTATGGTGTTATAAAAATAGCAGAAGTGATGAGTGTGACTGATTTAGCCAGAATGGGCAGAATGCAAGTACATATCATAGGTTCAAACACACCAAGAACTGACAAAACAAGTTGGAAAACAGTAATTTGGACTTCTCCGTTTGCAGGTGCTACCAGTACTAGTGGTTTAAGAAAAGGAGAACTAGAAGACACATATGCAGGCACACAAACATCATATGGTATGTGGATGGTACCACCATCAATTGGTAATTTGGTTGCAGTTGCATTTGTCAATGGTAATAGTAACTATGGTGTATGTATTGGTTGTTTGTTTCAACCAGGCATCAATCATATGGTACCAGGTATTGCTAAAGGTAAAACATTTGGTGAAAAATCACCTATTGTGCCGTTAGCAGAAGTAAACAGATTAGGTGATGAATCACAACTAGCAAACATATTTGACATAGAAGCTCACACAGCCAGAGGCGAGCCCATTGATAAAGCCAAACGACCTGCCCATGGTCCTCATTATCAAGGTTTAATAAATCAAGGTTTAGAAAATGATGAAATTAGAGGTCTTAGTGATTCATCTGCTAGAAGAGAATCACCAAGTCAAGTTTTTGGTATTTTAACACCTGGTGGGCATCAGTTTGTAATGGACGATGCTAATCAAAAACACATTAGATTAAGAACATTAAATGGTTCACAGATATTATTGGATGACACAAACAACACAGTTTACGTGACTAACAGCACAGCAACTGGTTGGGTTGAAATAACAAATCAAGGTAAAATTGAAATATGGGGTGCAGATTCAATATCAATGAGAACTGAAAAAGATATTAATGTGAGAGCAGATAGAGATATTAACTTTGAAGCAGGTAGAAATATTAATATAAAAGCCAATTATACACTTGATACTGATTCAGCAGGCAATTACACTCAACCTAAATCCACTAGAGATTTAGGAGATATAAAAGGTAATTTACATATTGATGTTGCTGGTGAAACTAAAATAAAGTCAGATGACGATATTAGTTTAACAACAAACAACAACACAAACATATACTCAGGTTTAGATTTAAAACTAACACAACTTGGTACATCACATATCAATAGTGGTATTAGTCACAGAGAAACTGCGGCCGGTGGTGCAGGCAGAATTGATATGAATTCTGCAGGCTTTGATGCATTGTTATTAACGCCAATATCAGGAATTTCATTTTTAACAGATGCTGATGGCAATCTGTTATACACAAACATTTTAGAAAACAGAACAGGTTCAGCAGTCAACTCACCAAGAGAAACAGAATCACAACGAGGTTCTATTACTACTAGATTCCCAACCAGAGAACCTTATTTAGATCACGAAAGCAAAAGCACAACTAATCAGTCATAAAAAAAGAGCGATATTCCTACCGCTCTTTTTATTCAAAGATCTTTGAGGTCTAAGATTTATTTAGACTTATATATGTGATATAAAATCCAAACAGCCACCAAGCCTAGTAATCCTTGATCACTAAATCCTGATAGTATTGCCTGCACATTTCCAATTACAGAAATGTTTGGCCAAAACGGAATACCTTGGCCGCTGAATAACACTTCAAGAACAATCCCAAGTGCTATTAATGATACACCGACATCTGCTAATGCTGACGCCCATGATTTTACTTTGTTAATAATATCCATAATAAGGACCTCCTAACTGTTTTAAAGTTGTGCTTAATCTAACATGTTAATTGGATAAAAGCAAGACTTTATTTGTTCAATTTTATTTAAATTGTGGATAATTCAATTAACACATCATTTAATTTAAATGCAGTTTTATTGATGTTGATAAAATTTTCATAAAAAAAGGCGATGTTACCACCGCCTCTATCTTGTTTTTAATTACGCTAATGATAAATTCACAGCACTTGGACCTTTGGGTCCATCTTGTGTGTCAAATGTAATTTCGTCGCCTTCATTCAACTGTCTTAAGCCTGCGGCCTCAACTGCTGAAATGTGTACGAAAACATCTTTATCTTCACACGCAATAAATCCAAAGCCTTTAGTGGCGTTGAACCATTTTACTTTTCCTTGTTGACTCATGTTGTTCTTTCTTTAGTTTTAGTATTTGTTAATATTTGAGGAAGTTTGTATCTAAAATTAGGGCGGGAGTTTGTTAATTCTACTGCGTCTTGTCTTATTACTCTTAACTCGTCATTATTTACCAAATAAAAAAAGGGCGATATTTTACCGCCCTTTTAAGTTTTATAATAATATTGTTATTATTATGCGTTTGCGTTGATTACAGTTTTACCTGTATCAGCAAGTAACTCAATTACAGAGTTTTTGATTTGTTTAGCAACTTCGTAGTTACCAGAACCAATTACTCTTACATTGAAGTCATAACCTTTTGATACTAGTTCCGTTGTTGGAGTTTTTCTAGACATCTTTAGGTTTTTAAATTTAATAACACCACCGTTAATAGAACCAGTGTTATCAAGTGTGTTTTTTGCTTCATCCATAAACACACCAACTTTGTTTGAGACTCTGCCTTTAGCAAATTCTCTTGTGTATACTACATATTGTTTAGTTCTTGCCATTTTCTTTTTACCTCCTAGTAGGTTTTTAAGTAAGTTAAACATATAATAATATATTACTACAGGTTGTAAGAAAAGTCAACCAATAAATCCAGGTTTTTTAGCCAATTTCAGAATCTTCCAACTTTATTCCAATATTTTTAAAAAATAATGGAGCAGTTTTCATAAGTTCCTGTTTGATTTCGGCTGTGTAAAGGCTTATATCTTCTGGTTCAAATAAGACATCCACATTTTTGGACAATTTGTCATTGTAATAGTCTGTGATTGCATCAAGTAGTTTGTCTGCGATGGCTTTTTCCATGTACCACCAGTTTTTGCCAGAAGCAAAGTTTTTTAAATTAGCACTCATACATTTATAGTATATGATCTGCTAGTTTTAAGTCAACCATTTGTTTGGCTGTGAAATATTGGTCTGAAGGATTGTTAAATTTTTTACGTACTTCTGCTAATGGATATCCTGTAGCATCTCTTAGGATTTGCATTGATCTTTGCTCACAGTTTACATTTTCTTTCATTTGTGCTCTCATATCGTGCATTTTAGATTCCATTGCATCAGAATGTTGATGATTCATTATACCAGTGTTTTTACCAATGTATCTTTCACCTTGTTTGCCACTAGCAAAAATCAAAATACCAGCACTCATTACAGCACCAATGCCAACAGTGGATATATGATGATAACTGTTTCTCATTACATCTACTAATGCAAATGTTTCATATAAGTCACCGCCAATTGTGTTGACATATAATTTTAGAGTTTTTTTTGGCTTTTTATTGATGTTACAAGCAAGAATCCATTTGATTGTTTTTGAAACATTTTCTTCACAGATTTCTCCATTGAGATAATGTATATCGTCATTTTGAAGTAGTATGTCTACTCGGTCTTCTGCTGAAAATGTATCAAGTTTTTTCATTGGTTAAATAGTATATGTTAATATGTTAATAACTTATTTATTTCATCAAGTCAAGTAAATAGTTAAGTTAGCATATAAAGACAACAATAAATATTTGCAAGGAAAAACATGGCATATTCTAGTTCAACATCGCAGATCACTTCAACTGCAAACAGCAGTGAAAACACAGGTACAGCCCAAATATACAAGGGCTTTTCAACACTTTCTGGCAACAAGAGTAATATGCTGTATGATATTGACGTGGTCAAGCAAGATCTAATCAATCACTTTTACACAAGAAAAGGTGAAAGAGTAATGGAGCCAGAGTTTGGTTCAATTATTTGGGACTTGCTGTACGAACCACTTGATGAAAGTGTTAAAGAAGATTTGATAGAAGATTGTTCAAGAATCATAAACACAGATCCAAGATGTGAATTATTAGATATTAATCTTGATTCATTTGGTAACGGAATTAGAGTTGATATCAGCATTAATGTTTTACCATTTAACAAACAAGCAACAATGCAATTAGAATTTGAAAGAGAAACATTATAATGAGTCAGATAGTAAGACAAAACAATTTATTTGCCGCAGAAGAATGGAGAACAGTTTATAGAAGTTTTTCACAAGCCAACTTTACAGCATATGATTATGATTCAATCAGATCAACTATGCTTAATTACATTTCAGTTAACTATCCTGAAGATTTTAATGACTATATTCAATCAAGTGAATTTATTGCTATCATAGATTTACTTGCATACCTAGGTCAAAGTATTGCATTCAGAACAGATTTAAACTCAAGAGAAAATTTCTTAGACACAGCAGAAAGAAGAGATTCAATTATAAGATTAGCAAAACTAATCAACTACAGAATAAAAAGAAATGTACCTGCAAGAGGCATTTTAAAACTTACAAAAATTTCAACAACAGAACCAATTGAAGATTCAAACGGAAACAACTTGTCAAATTTAACAATCAATTGGAATGATCCAACTAATGCTGACTGGTACGACCAATGGTTAACTATAGCAAACTCTTTATTTGTTTCTACAAACCAATTTGGTAATCCGTCATCAAAAGGCATTGTTGGTGGCATCAACACAGAAATTTACAACGTTAATTCTCAAACTGATACCAGTGTGGTAAAACCTTTTTCAGCAAAAGTAGATGGTATCAACACAAAAATTGAAGTTGTTAAATCACAAATCAACACTGATGGTTACTTAGAAGAAAGATCCCCAGACCAAACAGATGCGTTCACTATGATATACAGAAATGACAACCAAGGGTTTGGTTCAACAGACACTGGTTTCTTTGTATATTTCAAAGAAGGTGAAATGGAATATGAAGATCAATTCTTTTCAACACCATTGCCTAACAGAACAGTTTCTATTAACAAATCAAATGTCAACGATTTAGATGTTTGGGTACAAAAAGTTAATGCATCAGGTGTACCATTAGAAAAATGGAAAAAAATTCCTTCATTATTTGGTCAAAATGCAATTTACAATTCATTGGCTCTAGCAGAAAGAAATGTTTTTAACGTGCAATCAGAAAACAATGACAAAGTTAAAATTTTATTTGCTGATGGTAATTTTGGTACAGCACCCAAAGGCAACTTTAGAGTTTGGTACAGAAGAAGCTCAGGCAAAGGTCAAATACTAAGAGCAAACAGAATTCAAAATCAAGAAATTAATGTGACTTATTTGAATAAAGCAGGTCAAGAATATGTGGCAACATTAAGTTTAACACTAACTTACACAGTCAACAATTCTTCTGACACTGAAACTAATACAAACATTAAGAACAATGCATCAGTGGCGTTCTATACACAAGACAGAATGGTTAATGCAGAAGATTATGCTATTTTTCCTTTAACACAATCGCAAACTATTCAAAAGATTAAAACAATCAATAGAACGCACATTGGTCATTCAAGATATTTAGACACAAACGATCCAACAGGCACAGTGAAAAGTTTAAATGTGTTTGGCGAAGATGGCATCTTGTATAAAAATCCAAACTTTAATTTAGACACAGAAGATATTACAGGAATAGTTTCTGATAGTTCTAGTTACACTTACATTGTTGACAATGTGTTAGAGCCTTTGTTAAAAAAATCACAATTGAAAAACTTTTATTTTGACACTTACAAAACAGCAGTCGAAACCAATTACACAAATTTAAGTAACTCTGATAAACAATTTGAAATGGATTTAATATCAGTTAACCAAGTTGCTTGGCAACCATATCCGGTTACTGGAGCATCAAATAACGGATTCTTTTACATTGGTAATGCACCAATACTAGCAACAGGCAGACCAAACACAGCTCAGTTGATTACTGTGTTTAACAATCCATACACCGGCAATGACAAATTAGCATTTATTAGACCAGGTGCAAAATTAGAATTTGTTGACAGTTATACAAATCCTACTGTTATTAAATGGTCTACAGTTGTTAGTATAACAAACGATGGTTCTATTCTTAACAGTGAAACATCAGGTTCTATCACACTTGATGAGTCAATCACTGCTGGTTTAAAAGTAAGAACAATATTACCAGCATTTAGGACAGCATTGTCATTGAATGAAAAAGCATCAATACAAGCACAAATGGAATCAGGTCTAGACTTTGGCATTGGTTATCATTTCAGAGACCCTTCGTTAAATGAAAATAACTGGTATGTTATAAACGAAGACTTTATTGATACATCGTCTGATTTTTCAGTACAATACCATGACACATTTGGTGGCTATAATTCGTTAGGTCAAGATGCATCATGGTTACTAAGAGCATCTTATGTACCTGCATCAAGTACAGGTGCAAGTGCAAAATATGTTTTCACAATTAGAGGCTTAGAATATGTTTTTGAAAGTGCCGAAGAAGTGAGATTTTATTATGTTGACAAATACAAAAATATTAGTACACAAACAGGTCAAGCAATTAAAGATACAATTAAAATACTGGACATAAACAAAGACAACACAATACTGTCTAATCCGTCAAGTACTACACAGTTAACAAATCCTGTAACATTTGAACTGGTAGAAGAATTTGTTGAACAAGATGGATACATTGATACTAAAAAAGTTAAAATTGCTAATTTAGATTCTGACAATGATGGTATGCCTGATAACCCACTAGGTCATGAACGATTGCTTGATGATTCATATTATGTATTTTTTAACAGTTACACTGATTATGACAATTACACTTATTACAAAATCAATCATGATGTATCAGTTGTGAGTGTATTAACAGGCACAGGATTAGAATTTTTAACAACTGATGAACAGTTTTATTTTAACAATACAAAACTAACAAATGGTACTGCAAATTCTTATACAAAACGATATGGAGTAAATGGTGATACTATTTACAAAGCATACATTGGAAGAACAGCAAATACAAACGAACCTTTTTATTTTCAGCACAAACATTCAGCACCAAGATCACAACGTGTTGATCCAAGTGTATCAAACATAATTGAAATGATTATTTTACAAACAGCATATTATACTGATGTACAAAACTGGTTTAAAGCAGGTAAAACATTATCTGAATTACCTTTACAACCAACATCAACTGAATTAAAATCTTCATTATTAGAATTAGAAAAATATAAAACTATTGGTGATCAAATAGTTTATTCTCCAGCTAAATTTAAGTTGTTGTTTGGTTCAACTGCAAATGTGGCTAATCAAGCATCATTTAGAATTGTAAAAATTCCTGGTGCAACATTTACAGATAATCAAATTAAGACAAGTGTTATAAATGCTATCAATAATTATTTTACAATTGGTAATTGGGATTTTGGTGATACATTTTTCTTTACTGAACTAGCAACGTATATACACAACCAGCTGTCTTCACAAATTTCGTCAGTGGTTATTGTGCCAAGAGATAGCGAATCAAAATTTGGTAACTTATTTCAAGTAAGAGCAGAACCAAATGAATTATTCTTTTCGACTGCTTCTGTTAATGATGTTGAAATAATTACCGGATTAACCGGCAACAGCTTAAATCCATCTTACACCGGTGTAGGTAGCGGGAGTTAATTTTAATGGCTGATAAAGTAAGCACAAAATTACCTGAGTTTTTACAAACTGCAAAATTAAAAAACTTTTTTGATGGCACAGTAGAACAAGTATTTTCTAAAGCTCAAAATGAAAAAGTCACTGAGTGGATTGGTAGAAAATATGGTACATATTATAACCCATTCAAAGACAATTACAAAATAGAAAAAAACAATTCTAGACAAAATTATCAATTAGAAACTACAGCAGTATTAAAAGATCCTGCAAACTTACAAACAATTGACACAGTTTTCTTTACTGAAGCTCTTGACTATATAACTCATGAAAATGGTAAAACTAATAATCAAAATAGATTATTTGGTCAAAACTATTATTCATACGGTCCGCCAATTGATTATGATAAATTTTTAAACTATGAAAACTACTATTGGTATCCAAGTCTTGATTCAGGTGTACCAACTGTTGTTGTTGCAGGTAAAACTGAACAATTTATAGTTGCCGCAAATCAAACAACTTTTACTTTATCATATCCAATTGGTGCCCATGATACGGTTCAAGTTAACGGTGTTGCTACAGTTGATTATCAAACAACAGGGTTAACTTTAGATTTTTCTTCTAGCAGTATTGTTTTAAATGCTGGTGATAATATTTCAGTTACTTATAAAATAGATCCAGATGATATTGTTGGTTTAAAAAATTATACATCACCAAATGGTATAGCATTTACGTCTGGATTATTAATTGAATTTTCATCTGCATCATTAACAAATTCAAATTATCAAGACAAAAAATATTTTATAGAAGGGATCAAAAGCAAAAATGGAATATTTTTTGTTGAAACCAGTAGTGAAACAGAATTATTTTTAGATGAAAAATTTCTGCCATGGGATCCGTCAAATACACAAGGTACATCATCAACTACAGAAGGTTGGGACTCTACAAGGTATGACACAGTACCTGCAATTGAAAATCCAGACTATATCACAATAGCAAGAGGATCAAAAGATAAAAACCCTTGGTCTCGAACTAACGGATGGGTACACAAAGATGTAATTACAGCATACAAAGACTTTCAAGAAGAAGTTACTGTATTTCATCCGTGGGACAGTGTTACATCAGTAATTAGTGGCTGGGACGATGGTTATTGGGATAGTACAACAGAGTTTCAAGCAGGAGTATTTCAATTAGATGTTAACAGAAAAGGAAAACGTCCTATTCTTGAATTTGAAAAAGATATAAGATTATTTGATTATGGTGAAGATCATGTTTACACAGTGGATGTGTTGGCAGTGTCAGACACAGTTGACAGTATAAATGGTCAAGCAAATTATAGAGTTGACGATATTGATTTGCGTGATGGCATGAAAATACTATTTGTTAATACAAATTTTCAAACAACATTAACTGAATGGTCTGGTGATAGTTACCCATGGGATCATGATATTGATCTTGACGGAACTAGTGATGTTGGATGGGATATCACTGGAGCAGACTTTGATGTATCAAGTTCAATCTGGGAAGTATCAGGTGTTGGTTCATCAATATCATTAACAAAAGTTTCTGGTATTACAGTTCAAGACTACAGTAAAGTGACTGTAAAATTAGGTTTAGCAAATGCTGGTAAAGAATACTATTGGACTGGTTATGCTTGGGATCTAGCACAGCAAAAACAAGGATTAAATCAGGCTCCGTTGTTTGCATTATATGATAGCAGTGGTAAAGCACTTGACGATTTGGTTCAATATCCTAATAGTAGTTTTGCTGGAAACAAAATATTTGGTTACAAGGTTGGCACTGGTGCTGTTGATGATGTTTTAGGTTTTTCACCACATTATTCTTTATACAATTCAATAAGCAATTATGAATTTGAAAACTTTTTAAATTCTGAAACAGCATTAACTGGTTTTAAATATTACAAGCAATACGATTATAAAAATATTTTAAATGATACTATGGAATTAGATGTTGCTGTTAATCCTGCATTTACAGTTTCTGGTAATAGATTTTACATTAACAATGTAAAACAACAGACAGTTATTTTTCAAAAAAATAACACTTACAGATTTATACTTGATGATTCATCATTTTCTAATAATGGGTATACTCAAACATATCATCCATTTTTGTTTAGTTCTGTAAATGATGGAACACACAATTCTGGATCAACATATAGCACTGGCATAAAATATTATCTTGATGACGTAGAAGTTACTGAACTTGTGTTTAAATCAAATTCATTTAATTCAGCTAAAACAAGATATTTAGAAATCACACCTACAGCATCAACTCCAGACACGTTGTATTACTACTGTCATAATCATGCTGGCATGGGTGGTAAAATTAATATAATTGATAATCAATATACAACTATTGCTGACAAAACTGAAACAAATTATTATAACGAATGGAGAGCTGTTGAAGATAAATCCAATCAAAAACTAATTCAAGAATTTGAAACTGATGAATATTCAATTAAAAATAATTTTGATTTAGATGTTGTAATAGCAAACGACAACAGTGTAGAAGTATATGTTGACAACCAATTAAAAATATTAAACACAGATTATGAAATTCGTTTAGGAAAATATATTAAATTCACAAATGATCTTGAAAATCACAAACACTTATTGATTAAATTTCATACTAACGATGTTGACACAGTGTTATCAAGAGCATACTACGAAATACCAAAAAACTTGTCTAATAATGCATCAAACAACGATGTTACTAGTTACAGTTACAGCAATTTACTTAATCATTTTTCATCTGGTATACAAAATCAAAATGACATAGTAGGACTTGCATTAGGTAATAACTCATACAGAGATACTGAAAAAAATGTATCATTGTGTGAACATATTTTACAACACAATGCTCCATTATTAAAGTTTATGACTCATGTCAATAATGATGATTTAGACATTGCAAAAGCAATTAAATTTTCACAATCTGAATATGTTAGATTTAAAAATAAATTTTTAAAAACATTAGAAAAAGTAAACAGAGACAATGACATTAATTCATGGTCTGGTAAACAAATAGTTGATGAGGCTTTAAAAATAATAAATGTAAATAAAAAATCAACTGATAACTGGGCATACAGTATGATGCTTTCATATGGTGAAACAGGTTCTAGAACAACATATCCAATTACAGCATCAAATAAAACATGGACACAAAGTTTTGGTTCAACATTATCATTTGTACAAAACGCAACATTGTCACAACAGTTAGTTGGTGCACCTGGTCTTGAAATTGATATCACTTATAACCCAATAACAGACAAAGATACAAAATCATTATATGTTTATAAAAATGATGTTTTACTTTTAATGAATGTTGATTATGTTATAGACAATGCGGACGGCACAAAAATTGTTTTTATAGGCCCTGGCAAACCAATCATTGGAGATACTGTTTATGTTGATTACTTTGAAACAAAACAACCAGTTTGGATTCCGGCTACACCAGCCAAACTAGGAATTGCACAGTCATATGTACCACAAACAATTATTGATTCAAATTACAGCAGTGGCACACAAAGATTCACACAAGGACATGATGGTTCGCTAACTTTAAAATATAATGATTATAGAGATACAGCATTAATAGAACTTGAAAAAAGAATTTATAATGGTATTGAAACTAAATTTATTGACCCAGATTATGTGCCTTCAATGGCATACCAAACTGTAATTGGCAATTACTTTAACAAAAAAGATTACAGTTATGAAGAATATGTACAAGCAATAAGAAACAGAGCATATGATTGGGGAATACAAAATCTAGTTGAAATGCGAGTAAACAGCACTTATGATTCAAGTGATTGGAAAACTTGGAACTACAGTTCTGTTACTAACATATCAGATGATCCAACACCAGGTCACTGGAGAGGCATATACAAAAAGTTTTACGGAACACATAGACCTGATTCACACCCATGGGAGATGTTAGGATTTTCAATCAAACCAATATGGTGGGATTCAACATATTCATGGGTAAATGTAGACAAAAGAAAAACACTGTTAAATGATATTGAAAAAGGAATTATTAGATTAGGCGAAAGAGCAAATTTTGTTGACAACACTTACACTGATAAAAATAATCCTTATAGACATGATAATTTTTCAAACTATGTGCCAGTTGATTTACAAGGTAATATAAAATCCCCTAAAGATATTGGATTGATATCTACAGACCCAACATCAATTGAAGCCAAAAAAGATTGGAAGTTAGGAGATATATCACCTGCAGAGTTGGCTTTTATGATTAACAGTTCATACAATTTTGCATTTACAAAAACACTGTTAGTTTTAAAACCAGCAGAATTTTGTGAAGCAATGTTTGATACTTTAAATGTTTCAACAGCAGAAGCAAATCCAAAACAAATATATTCAAGCAACAGCAGTAAACGTACAAACAACAATGTTTATGTTCATCGCGAATTAACCAATACAAACGAAGTAGTTATTGGCTACGGTTACAATCATTATGTTTCAGAAAGACTGCTAAACGAAACCAAAGACATAAGCACACTATACGGCGGTAGAATTAGAAATGTACAACCACAACTAGGTATCAAACAAGCATCGTATATTGACTTTGATTCTTTAAAAGTACAATCTGAAGCATACTCGCCTGATTCACTAACATCAAGTATCTTTTTACCAGAAACCAATGTTGTTTCGTTTGTTCACCAAGGACAAGGCTTAGGTAAAAAAGCATATTCAGGAGTTATTGTTGAAAAAACGTTAACTGGTTATAAAGTGCATGGTTACGATGCTGGTGCAAATTATTTTACTACAACAGTCAGTGACAAAAATGGATCGTCAGCACCTGTTTCAGTTGGGGGTAAGCCAGTTGATACACCACCATTCTCCACAGGTACAACTTTAAGTGTTGGTCAGTATATCAAATTTGAAGGGCAAGTTTATAAAACCACAAAAGCACACACTACTGGCAGTAATTTTGATCCTAATAATTTTCAATCAGTTGCACAGATACCAATGGAAGGCGGTGCGGCTGTAACTTATTATAGAAATGTTGTAAGAAATAAATTACAAAATTTTGAATACGGTACTGAATTTGATTCAATTCAAGATCTATTTGATTTCTTAATCAACTGGGGTAGGTATCTTGAAGACCAAGGTTGGATATTTGACACACAAAATAACAGAATTAGAGAAACATATAATTGGTTATATTCAGCAAAAGAATTTTTATTCTGGAGTTTAGGAGATTGGGAAGCAGGTTCAATCATAACCCTGTCTCCTTTAGCAAATGAAGTATCATTTGAACCCACTAGCGGTATTGTAGCAAATGTTGAAGATCAAATTGGAGACAGTTATGCTATTTTAGATAGAGGCGGATTCCCAATTGAAACAGCAAATACAACTGTAATTAGAGACGGAAGAAAAATTTCAATCACTGTTGATGACAACACTCCAATTTATTTTGTAAAATTATTCACAAGAGAAATTGAACATGTGACTATATTTGACAATGTGACATCATTTGGTGATGTCATATACGATCCAATACTTGCATTAAGACAACCAAGACTAAAACAAACAGTGTTAAGAACAACTGACTGGCTTGGTAAGTTAGAAGCAAATGGTCATTTGATTACTAACACAGGTATTGTCAGTAACTTTGATACTTCTGCTAAAGATATACAAACGTATCTTGATGTGGACACTACAACCAACAACGAAGATCTCAACAAAGCAGGCTTACACACAATAGGATATCAGTCAAGAGATCATTTAGACAATTTAGAAATTATTGATGAAAACCAAGTTAGATTCTATCAAGGCTTTATCAAACAAAAAGGTTCACAAAATGCAATTGATAGATTGTTACGTAGTGACAAAGTTTTAGATAATCAAGATATATCTATCTACGAATACTATGCAATCAAATTAGCAGACTTTGGTGGTAGTGCAATTAATCAATCAATTGAAGTTAATTTAGGCAATGAAGAGATTAAAACCAATCCACAAATTATACAATTTTTACCTAAAAAAGACAATGTAGTTACAACTGATATTGATACTGATAATATTATTACAATTGATGTTGATGACAACACAAGATGGGTTAAAAAGCCACACGGTGATCAAACAAAAGAAAATTTATTCTCATCAAGATCTGAACAGTTTGAAATGCCAACAGCAGGATATGTGCATTACAATGATGTAAATGGTCAAGCATTTACAAAAACAGATTTACAAAATTATTACTCAAACAATTATAGTTCAATTACAATAAACAATGGACATTTGGTTTGG